CCTTCAGTTAAATCACTTGTTGATTTTGAACTTAAATCTAAATTAGCACCTGTTTGTAAATTAACTCTGGCATCTGCTCTTGCATCTGTGTAGTAAAGATTTGTACCCTCTGTTAAATCTGTTGTGGTTTTGCCTGAAAATGCTGTGTCAAATCTTGTGCTTGTATAGTATAAGTTTGTAGTTCCTTCACTAACATCATCTGTAGTTTTGGTTGCTAATCTTGTGTCAAAATCTGTGTTTGCTCTTGCAGTTGTGTAGTAAAGGTTTGTGCTACCTTCTGCTAAATCATCTGTGGTGTTGTTGCTTAAATCATCTTCTGTAGGTGTTGTCCAACTTAAAACACCACTGCCATTAGTTGTTAATACCTGTCCATTTGTACCGTCACTGGTTGGATATTTGATGCCATTTAATTCAACACCTGCATCACAAATTGCATACACACTAGCTGAGCTTACTGTGGTGCTTGCCGCATCAGCAAGTTTGCCCCAAAGTTTACTAAGCAAAATTTGATTTGGATACACACTGGTTGCACCTGTAACACTGCCTGTGATTGTGTTTGCTAAAACACCTTGATCCCAAGTACCTGTCAAATTACCAACCATAATAGATGATAAACCAGGTTGTTCTAAAATTTCTGCTGTGGCTCCTGTGTTGGCTTGTGTAATAGTTTCGCCAACGGAAAATGTTTGATTTGCATTTAATCTAAATTCCCAACATTTGCTGTCAAGTGTTGTAATTAAATCTGCACCACTAACACCTGCACCTGCTACTTTAATGCCAGCACCTAATGGCATTGGGTCGTTGCCTATTTGCTCGTGTCCTCCAAAACCGCCACTCCATACTAAATTGGTTGTGCTGTAATCATCAATATCATAGTTACCTAAATATACAAAATTACTGCCACTTGATATTGATGCATTAGCAGTCATTTCTAAATCACCACCATTAAATGGTTGTATTTTGATATTGTCCTGCGGATTGCCTGGTAAAATAATTTGATTTATGTCTTTGGTTGTTTGTTCATATGAATGATTTTGATCAATATTTTCTCTACCAATAGTAGTTGTTGTGGTTAGATATAAATCACCACCTGCTCTACTATCTGGTGCTCCCGCAGAAATATATTTTTTATTACTGCCTGGCTCAATAGGTGCTCCATAATCACCACCAATCCAAATTCTGCCCCATTTGTTTAATCTATTATAAATTCCGTTATCATTATTAAATTCAATATTTTCATAGGTCCAACTGCCTGTTTCATCTTTAAAATTTGGATATGTTGTTAAAAATACATCACCACCAAATTCTTTTTGTGAATTTGTTCCGTCTTGTGCAGATGTTCCGATTTCTATAAATGGATGCCTTTTTTGTTCTTCAACACCGCTAGCATTGGTTACTTTTTTTGTAGTAAAGTTGCCAGTAATTGTTGTTGGAACAAATGTGTGATCTGCACTAGTTGTTGATGTAGTATTTTTAATTCCAATACCATTGTTAAAATTTCCATAAGTAAGTGTTTGATCATCAGTAACTACAAAATATGTTGTTTCATTTTGATTTGCTTGTCCAATTTCTGGCACAGTGTAGGTGTGTATGATGCCATTGTTTTGACTGCTACCATCACCACCATATACAATTTTAGGAGCACCATAAGTAGGATCCCCCCAAGTTATACCAGCGCCTGATGTGTATGTTTGTAGTTCTAAATTTTGTGATTTTAAATCACCATATGTTTTTAAGTTTTGTATACTAGGACTACCGCTTGTACTTAATTCAACATCACCTAGTATACGAAGACCACCATTTGTATGTAAAATAAGTTCACCATTGGTTTCTTTAATTATACTATCACTAGAACCGCTGTATATTTCTACATTGCCAACATGTAAATCAGTAACTGCTGAGTTTTGTCCAATTGCAACACCATCAATTGTGCCACCATTAATATCAACAGTGCTAAATGTTTGAGTGCCTGTAAATGTATTGTTGGCTGTAGTAACAGCATAATTTTGTGTAGAATGGTCACCCCATCCATAAGCAGTGTCCCATTGACCAACTTTTGTGTCAGTGATTGTATTAGTGCCCATGTCAATGTTGTTGCCATTAGCATCCAATGTTCCGCCTAATTGTGGTGTTGTGTCAAAAACTAAATCAGTTGTAACATCAGCAAAACTTAATTGTCCTGCACCATCTGTTTTTAATATTTGATTTGCGGTACCATCTGCTTGTGGCCATTTTATTCCATCAATAATTACTTCACCTGATGTGTTGTCTGGATTTAATTCTAAATCATCAGTTTTAAGTACTATGTTTGCACCGCTGCCATTTGCTTGTAAAATTTGTAATATAGCACCACTGTTTCTATTAACAATTGATCTTGTGTTAGTGTCATTTTTACCTAGCAAAATTTGAGGAGCATCTAAATAAACTTTATCACCACTAGCCCAAATATCAGTGGTTGCTTGTAATAGTATTTCTCTGCTTGAAACTAAGTCAATGTCATCTGTTGCTCCGCCGCCTGTTGATACAATTGAAGCTCCATTAACATCCAAATCCCCGCCAAGTTGTGGTGTTGTGTCCTCTACTACATTGTTAATTGATACTGCCTGTGCCGCTGTTTGTGCTCTTGCATCTGTGTAATATAAATTTGTTTGTTCAGGTATAACAGAAGTGTTAATTGGATTTACACCACTGGTGTTCAACATTGTAGAGTCTACGCCGCTGGCACTTATGTTTAGTGTCAATCTACCAAGTGTGTCATTGTAAGTGCCATCTATACCATCGCCAGCATATATGGTGTCTGCAATTTCATCTTCAACTCTTTCTGCTGTGTAGTATAAATTTGTGCTTCCTTCTGCTAGATCATCTGTGGTTTTGGTTGCAAGTCTTGTGTCAAAATCTGCATTTGAAAAATTATCGTCATCAGCAACTGCCCAATTTGAACCGTTGTATTTTAAAATTTTGTCTGTGGCTACACCTGTGGTGTCAACATCTGTTAAATCATTTAGTGATGATGCTGTGGTAGATGCTGTTACATCACCGTCTGCATCAAAAGCCAAATATTTGTTTGCTCTTGTGGTTTTGTTAGGAATTGTAAGGCTAACACTTATGTCACCATTTGAATAAAAACTGTCGCTGTCTGTTGCATCAATTCTAATACTTTGCTCTCTTACACGCTTGTTGTCTCTTGATACAATGTTGATGTTGTCAAATTCTTCATTAAATGTTGATGCACTAATTGTGCCACCATTTGAAAAATCTGTTGTTCTAGTTGGTGTTCTGTCACTGATAATAAGAATGCTACCACTTGCTGGTGCTGTTCTAAATGCAACTGTGCCTGTGGATGCTGTGCCGTCAACAGTGTCATTTATTTCATATGCAGTGCCGCCGCCTGTGAAAGAAACTGTTGGGGATGTAGTATATCCTGTGCCGCTAGCGGTAACTGTGATAGATGTTACTGCACCTCCACTTATTGTTGCCGTTGCTGTAGCGCCACTACCACCACCCCCTGACAATACCACTGTTGGTGCTACTGTATAATTGGTACCTGCTGTGCCTACTGCAATGCTTGTTACTGCGCCTGCAGACACAGTTGCTATTGCTGTGGCTTTTGTACCTTGTGTTTGTAGCGTGGTATCGTTGTAAACTTTTAGATCACTGGTATTCATAATCTCAAAACTGAATGGAAAATCAGTGGTTGAGTTATTTGCTGTGTATTTTATGCGTGGTGTTGTGTTTGAAACTGCCATATTCTATATAATCCTCGTAAGTATTTATTTTAGTATTTGATTCCACTCTAACTTAAATTGCCCACCCATTCGTTCATCAACAGCATAACTGTCTCTGCGTTTTTGCTTACGGTAATATGCTTCTGGGTCTAGTATTTCTTCTATTGAATCAAGCATTTCATATTTGAAATATGTCAACGGAAAACCTGTTGGAAATGCAATTGCGGCAATGTCTTTAATAACTTTGTTTGTCAAACTTAAATAACCTTGTGGATTATCAAATCCATCTTTGGCAACTGTTGCTGGTGCACCCAATATATCTGCTGTCAAATCAACCCAATAATCCAATGCAGGACCCATCAAGTTTCTAAATGCATCATCTCTAAATTCTTTTGATGTAAAAAAGTCTTCATCAAACACATTTGCTAAATTGGTAATCATCATTTCTGCAAACGGATACACAGCCAATTGTCCAAGCACAGGTGTTCTTGTAAATGCTCGTTTGTATAATTCTGCATCATCAAATGCATATGGCATTCTTCCGCTGGCAATTTGTGTTAATTGTGTGTACACCACAGCACCTACAAATGTAAATGCCATCACAGTAGCCATTGATTTAATTACACCAATGTTGCCACCATCTTGTAATTCTTTGCCATGCATTCTTCTACCAACTGAAAAAGAAAATGATTTAAACTGTGTAACAGTTTTCAACAATGAACCAATAATACCAACTGCACTGCTGTCTGTGGTATAAAAAGCTAAACGCATTTTTTCAGTATCGCCCGGTCTAATTCTTGACAATCCATCAACATTACTGCCAAAAAACTTGTGCCATTTGTCAAACAAACTTGCTCGTCTCAACACAGTTTTTCCAACTTCTCTTGTTTCTACTGAGCCACCTGCAAGTTGAAACATGTCAAAAATTTTATTGCCATGTTGATCTTTAATAAACGCACCGTTGGCAAATGCTTGTAGAGTTTGATTGTAATCTTGCTCTGTAAAACCATGTCTTTTTAATTCTTTGATCCAATTTTTGGTGTATTCACCTTGTTGTAATTCTGCCCATTTTTTACCACTGCTTAATGCATCAGTAACATTTCTAGTCAACACATCATAACCTGCCGCCGCTTGTCCATCTGATAACCATGTTGATCCTGTCCAACGCATAAAATTATTTGCCCAACGCTCTGATGCTCTTTGAAAACCACCTTCTGTAAATGTACTGCTCATTGTGTTGTACAAACGCATCTGTGTAGCACCCATCATATGTTCAATGGCATAACCAGCTCGCTCTGCCGCTTCTCTGCCGGCTTTATCTCTTTTCCAAGGTGCAAGTCCACGCAACGCTCTGTGACTTTTGCCAAACCATCTTTTGTTAGCTCTGCTTAATCTTGCATATGCAAAAAATGGTTCTGTTGTAATTTGTTCAACAGGTATAAATCCCAAGTGCAACACATTGATGTTTCTCATGAATGTAAATGCTCTTGCAAGTGCGGCTCTGTTGACTTGTGATGGTTCTCTAGTTGCTCTTAAATGTGCGGCAAACACTTTGTAAGGATTGCCACTTGCAAATTTTAATTCTGGATTGTTGTTCAACAATCTTTCTATTTCTCTCAAGTATGCTTCAGTATCAACACCAGTCATTCTGTTAAGTGCATTTTCTTCACTTAATCTTTGAAACTGATGAAACACTGCTTGTATAGGTTCTTCTGATGTATAATTTGATCTTATGGTGTATTCAGCATCTGCATTTCTAAACAATAGATAGTGTGATTGTCCCATGCCTCCACCAAAATCAACATCTTTGTAGTTGGTTGTTGCATCCCACAGTTTGCCACTAATTTTGTCCAACTCCATTTCAATTTCTAACTGTGTTGCATTTTCTATATTAAAATCTTCTTTGCTTTGTTTGATGTTAAGTGGATCAAGTTTGCCACGCATCTCACCAATAAATTCATCTCTTGATAATTTTGCAAGTTGCAAGGGATTAAACTGCACTCTGTCTGCAAAATGCATGTTTGTTAAATTACCACCCACTTCTAAATTTTCTGCTTGTATCCATTGAAATGCATCATGCATGTTTTTAACCAACACAGTTGCATAGTCTTGTTTTTGTGGATTGTAATTTTGTTTACGCACAAAGTTTTGTTTTTCTTCGTATATACGCAACATTGTGTTTTTGTCTTTTAATTTTTTTACCCATTTAGGATCATATGCTTTCATTTTTGCATTTACATTGTTCCAAAAATATTTGGCCATGTTTGAACTTTTTAAATCTTCTAATCCGTTACCTTTTTGAAAGTTGTTGTTGGCAAGCAATCCCATCATCACATGAAACAATAGATCCTCTTGATTGCCTTTTTTACCTGCTGTGTCACGATACATTTTGGCTTCTTTGATTGCATTTTTAAAACCAGGTACCTGATCTATGCCTGTGCTGTATGCTTCTTGTGCCTTAATAAAGTCATCACTCAAAAACCATTTGACTGTGTTTTCAATATCGCCAACAGTTTCAACAGCTTTTACAATGCTAGGAAATTTTTTATTGAATTGTAGATCTTTGTATTTTTTTACAACATCACTGGCTTCACGCAACACATATGCAAACGCACTCATGTCATCTGCATAACCTTTTTGTTGCATAGTATCTCGCCAAGCTGGTATGTCACTGGCTGGTGTAGTTTTTAATACTTCTTCAACATAGTTTTCTACTTGTGTTTTTGTGACCAAACCTGTTTTGTTGGTTTTGATAACAGCATCAAATTCTTCATAAAACTTTCTAATGTTTTGATCAAACACTCTTGCAACTTGAAAGTCGTCTGCATTCATTTCATCTAATGTTGCACCACTAAAAATATTTTTACATTTCAATGCCATTACGCTAATCCTTTTAATAATTCATTTATGTGACAAGCTAGGTATTGTTTGCCTTTGACATCATCAACCATGTCTTTGAATACTTCGCCTTTGATTGCTCTGCCGTAGCTCATGTCAATCATTTTAATAACAGGTGTCATATCAATTCTACCTGCATCAACAAATTTACCTTTTTGTTGTTTTGTTAATTTGTAAACTCTGCCGCCTTCTAAAATGTATTTGGCAGTTTTTCTATCTGCTTTTCTTTTTGGCACATATTCCCATTTGGTATCAGGAAATGCGTCAATCATTTCTCTGTTGTCAATGTAGTTAAATATTGCATCAACATCATTGTTTCTCATTCTTTTTGATAAATTTAATTTTACTTCATCGCGATATGTTGCAATCGTATCATCATTCAATTGCAATTTGGTTTGCTCTGATCTTTTTTCATTGTCTCTAATTCTTCTTTTGACAACTGCTTCTACTCTACTGTTGGGTGCCGCCACTGACTCTTGTTCTATTCTTTGAAACTCTGACACACTTATTTCACCTTTGAGTAATTTTTTTCTTGCTCGTTCTAAGTTTGTGTTTGTGGCTTTTTGTAATTGTGCAATTTGTTTTGTTAATATGTTGTTTTGTTCAACTGCTGTTACCACTTTAGGATCACTAGCATCTGTGTTGTTGTTAATAATTTTTTGATTTTCATCAATCAATTCTTGTGTTGCTTCTATGCGTTTGTCTAAATTTGTTTTGATTGCAACATCAACTGTGTTTGCGTTGTTCATTTCAATTGCTTCTTTCATTTCATCTGTGGTTTTAAATTTAGGGTCATTTAATATTTCAATACTTTTCAACGGTATTTCAGGTGTCTTTTTAAGTTGAATTGCAAGTTCATCTAACGGCACACCTTGTTCAAGTCCGTTGAGTTTGTTTTTCATAATTAATTCTTGTATGGCACGCATGTCACTGTTTACATCCCAATGTGGTGTTTGCATCAATGTGTTGAAGTATGTAGTACTTAACCATTGTTCTGCTCTTGCACCTTCTAAATTATCTGGCACTGCCAACGGTTCATATTTGCCTGTTGCAGGATTTAATTCTTGTATGAAACCTGCTTTGGTATAGTCGTATGTGCCATCTGTTTTTTTCAAAAACAAATCATTTGCACTAACTATTTCATCAGTGTTTATCAGTCTTAATCTTTTTCTTGTGCCAGCAACATTGGTTGTTATTTCATAAACTTCAAATTGTCTAACACCTGACTTGTCTTTTCTTAGCACAATTTCTTGTTCTAAGTTTGCTTCATTTCTAATTGCAGTTTCTTGTGCTTTTGATCTTTTTGGTACTTTGCTTACAGTTCTACCATCTTCAATTACTTCAACAGGATCAGCATCTTTTAATCTCAAACTTTTTTTGGCATCTAAATTTTTAATTGTAAATGTTTCACCTGTAGGCAATAGTTCACGCAACACTTTCAAATCAAATACTGTTAATTTTTTTATCTCAAAAACTATTTCTCCATCAGGTGTAAGTTTTGCAACTATTCTACCGTTTTGATATTTTGAAGGTAACCTTTTGCCAAATCTGTCAAACACAATTTGTTTTTTAGATCGTTGATACAATTCTTGTTTGGTCAACGGCATTGGTGGATTTTCAACTAATTTTTGATTGTTGTATTGTTCAAGATCAATAGTTAATCTTTTGCCTTTGGTTGTGGTTGGTTGTATGTCAACACCAGCAATAGGTTCTCTAGCAGGGTAAACGCTGGTGCGTTTTTCATTTTCTCTCATGCGTTTTGAACTAGGATTTAAATCTGCTTCATCACTGTTTTTGATATTTGGATTTGGATCGTTGTCTAATGCTTGATGCACTTTGTTTTGATGTTTTCTTTTGGCAACCCAATGTCCAAAACCTTCACCAACCATGCCGATACCACCACCTAATAGTGTGGCTAAGGCAATGGTTGCAACACCTTCAGTAAAACTTAATTGTTCTTGTCCACGCTCATCATATGCAGGAACACTTAATCCAACTTCTGCGGCACCAAATGCACCACCTGTAACAGCACCATATTTGAAACCTTTCCATAATTTAGATGCAAGATTGGCTCCTTTTGCAACACCACCTACAAACGGTATAAGGTTAGTTTCATCTGCTAACAACATTGTGCCCCATTTGACTGTGGTACCAAGTATTTGTTGTCCGCCACTTGCTCTTGCATACATTTCTTCATAGCCGCGTTCTATGTCGTAGTTACGAGCCATTTCATATGCTTTTGAAACATCCATGTTGTGGTCCCATTCAATGCCTGGTCTGTACAACGGATGTGTTTCGTTCCAATCTGTTTCTGTTATTTTTTCTTGATTGCCCCACAGTCCAAAGTTACTGCCTGCACTTTTTGCCAAACCTGTGAATGTTTCTTTTCTACCAAAGTCCCAAGCATTGCCTAAAAACCTACTGGTGTCTGGTTTGGTTTGTGGTTTGTTAAGTGGATTGTCTTGTTTCCAAATTGTGTTGTATCTTCTAGCCATTGTTTTCTTCCCACTGTCTTAGAATTATGTACAACGATAGACTTGGTGATAATCTTGCACCAGTGCCAACACCTGCAAAACCACCTTGCGATCTAATATCATTCCATTCTTGTTTGACATAATTACGAGCATCTTCGTTGTCTAACAAATCGTAATCTTCAAACTGTGATAGATATTCAAGTTCCCAATCAGTCCATGTTGTTTTTTCTTGTGCATTTTTTAGCATTATACCATTCACTGTAGCTTCTTTGTCTGGGTCGTACACAGTTACACTGTCAACACCTGCTGATGTATAACTGTTTTCTAAAGCAAGGGAGGCATACCATTCAGCTGTAATTTTGTTTTTGTTATCAGCTGAATTTGTTTTCTTTTGTTCTTTGTAGGCTTTCATTTCACTCTTTTGAACTATGCCATCTTTGTTAATGTCCATTTTTTCTTTGAGTGATGTGCCGTCTAATACAAATGTATTTTCTTGTGATCTTGTGTCTTCAACACTGTCTTTTAAAATCATGTCATCGTTGAAACCTTGTGTCCAACCTGTAATTGTTTTGTCAAAACCATATGCAAAAGTATCACTTGGTTTGACAGCATTTTGTTTGTTGGGATCAAGTTCAACAATAATAGGATGTGTTGCATATTTGCCGTTTTCAGTAAGTGGTCCTGCTTGTGTCATAGCACCACCATTTGCACCTAAATCAGCATCAGTTACACTGTTTACAAAATAATATTGTGTGCCTTGTCTTTCTGCCGTCACACTTTGCAAAAATGCACTTTCATTTTCACTCAATGTCATGTTTGTGTTTGGCACATAGTTGTTGAGTATAGGATTTGACATAACAAAATTAATTTGTTCTACGCTGTTTAATTTTGTTTTTTCATCAATAATTGGTGAATTTGGCATAGTAATTATTTGCCCATTGTCCAATGCTTGTGGTTGAAATCCTTGATTGTACATGTTGTCTGTCATCTTTCTTGCTTCTTGATATGACACACCGTTTGCAATGTAGTAGTTGATCATCTTGTCGTAAAAACCCAACACTTTGGCATATTCAACATGACCTTTTGATATGTGTGCGGACACAAAATCATTGTCCATTGAAAGTTTATCTACAACTTTTTCATTTTCTTTTAAGCCAGTTTTTTTAGTAGGCAATCCTTCAACAGTGGCTTTTATTTCACCTTCTGTAATTATTGCTTCAAGCAATGCATCTTGTTGTTCACCTGCAGGCAACTCCAACGCAATCTCCATTTCTAAACTTAGATCAAGCTCAGTCATTATTGAAATGTTGTTGTCTATTTCTAATTGTTTTAATAACTGCAATGCACTTTTTCTGTTGTTAATATCATTGCTGTTGAGATTGTTTTTAAACCAATCAATTTCGCTGTCATCAACCAACGGAATAAGTTTTGTGTCAGTAACACCAACTTTGTCTGCTGTGTCTTGATGTCTTGTTTTTAAATCGTCAATTGACTGCGGTCCGTCTGTTAAACTAATTGTGCCACTGCCTGCTTTGGCATGTGGATTTTTGTCATTAACAATTGTTTCTAATGTTTCAATTTGATCTTGTATTAAATCTTTGGCTTTGTTCATTGCACTAATTTTGATTTGTGAGTCTGGGTCTGTGTCTTCTGCCATCAGTTCAAGACTTAGATCAATCAATTCAATTTTGGTTTCAAGATCATTGTGATCCATTTTGTCTATGTTTTTGACATAGCTTTCAACCAATGTTGCTTCAGTGTATATGTCAGTCAACATTTGCACTTCTTCATCTGACAAAAGATATTGTTGTTGTGCTTGTGCCAGTGATGCAATAGGCACAGCAGTTCTTATGTCTTCACCATCTTCTAATGCTTCAGCTACTCTGTTTTCAAAACTTGTCTTAAAAGTTTCTCTTTCTCTTGTAAACTTTTTGACCATGTCTTTGTGCATGATGTTTAGATCACTTACTAATCCTGCAACTTTGCTGTCATCAATTGTGCTAGGTATTTCAAACTGTGGTAATGCTTGTTTTATTTCATCACCATATGTTGTTTTGGCTTCGTCAATGTATTTTTGTACACCTTCTGGTGTGCTTAAACTTGTGATAAATGCTTCTCTGTCAGCAATTGGTAATTTTTCATATGCTGATGTAATTTCTGCTTTTAATATTTCATCAAATATTGTTTGTGTGTATTGACCAAGTGTTGCTACATCAATAATTTTTTGTTCATTGTATAATGTGTTGAGAATACTAAATTGTTCTGCAACCAACCTTTCACTTTGTCCATACAACGGATCGCCTTCTTTGGCCAAAATACTTTGTTCTAATTGTACGCCAATGTTTGTAATTCTATCTGTTTGTATTTTTACATCCTCGGCAAGGTCTCTATTAAAAATGTTTGAGCCAATTGAATTATTAATTCTGTTTGCCGCACTGTCATAATCAACAACAATCAATTGTTGTAAGTTACTAGGTGTAGTTTTTAATATGTCATCTCTTAATTTTTTACTTTTCTTGTTAAAAGTTTCTATGTCAAATTTGTTTTCATCATACAACTGTGTAAGTTGTGCTTCATAGTTGTTTTTAGTTTTTGCAACAAAAGCCGCCCTTGCACCTTTTTTATATGCATCACCTCTAATAGTACCAAGTTTTGCTTCTGATTGTTGTATTGTTGTGGCACCTGATTGTAAATCTGTAAAGCCTTGTTCTTGTCCTTGTTCAGCCGCTTTTTTATCCAAATGGTTTTGTGCAAGATCATTAATGCCTTTGAGTATTGATCTTGTGCCGTCTTGCAACACAGGTGGTTTGAATGTAGCACCTACTTGTTTTTGTGATTGATATGTTGGTATTCTTTTTACTGCCATTGTTATCCTCTCATTGCAAACCTAGTTCCAAAATCAAGTAAACTGCCAAACGCCGCTTGTTTGCCCATTGCTCTTTGGTTTCTTGCTTTAATCATGTTGCTGTAAATTCTGCCTTGTGTTTCAAATGCATCTGCATAATCTTCATATGCAAACTCTGCCGCTGTATCACCCATTACATCAACAGGTGTACCTTGCAACGGATCAACACCACTGCTACCGTACAATGCAAGTTGTGTACCAATTGCTCTACGCATTTTTTTCTTACGCTCACTTTGTCTAAGCACTGAAGCTTGTTCCATGTTTTTAATTTGATATTCAGTCAATGATGCTTGTGCATTTGCAAGTGCCATTTGTTGTGAAGCCAATGCCGCTGTACTACCTGCCGCTATAAATGGTGCCGCTAATGATAGTCCCGTAAATATAGGACTCATCGCACTGTATATGCTTGAAAGTGTTCCTAATAAACCAGCACTTGAACCTGCCGCCGCCGCTGTTGCAGAAGCCGCCGCACCCATAGCCGCGCCTTGTGCCGCCGCACCCGCCGCCGCCGCCCCTGTTGCCGCTCCGCCTGTTGCTAATGATGATAATGCTAAAAATGCCATGTTTAATCCTTGCTAATATTTATTAGCCGCTCCCTGTTGTGTCTAACGGCACTTTGTATTCAATGGTTGCGCCTAGTATTGTTGCTTTCAATGGATCGTTTACATTGGCAGTGATTGTTAAATCTGGCCCCATGCCTGTCAAATAAACAACTTTTGTGCCTGTGTATGTGGTAGGTGTTGAATTGATTGTTGTTGAGTTGAATGTTTCAAAACCTACATCAAATCCATCAAATGTTAATGCTTGTGTATTGCTTAACACAATGTCTGCTCTTTTCTTTGTAATCTGTTCACCACGCTGTGAGTATGTTTGTCCTACAATTACAGTTGCTGGCAATGTTTCTATGTTTGATGCATAGTGCAATCCTGCCGCAACATTTGTAAAAGTTGAATTAAGTGATGCAACACCTGATCCATCTGTGGTTACATTTGCGTGTACACTTTGATCTGCAACAACTCTTACTGTGGTGCTGGGCAAGTGATCAAGTGTAATAGATGATTGTGAACTTGTGGTGTCTGCCAAATATGAGTCTACATAAAATTCACTGTCACTCATTTTTTCTAAATAAATTCTGTCTGTGCCATTGATGTTTCTTTTGACCAACACATACAAACTATTGTCAACTTCTAAACATCTTAAAAATTCACCATCTGTTTGTATTCTGCTCCAACCTAATACATCTTTTTCTACATTGATTGACATACATGCCATTTCGCCATCACCATTTACCACAAACACATAGTTTGAATTGGTGTCTGCAAATGAACGCACATGAGCAAGATCAAGTGGATTGTTTAATACATGATGACTGATAAGTGTGTAGTTCTTGGCTTGATAACCATCTGTGTTGTAGTTGTATGCAAAAGCTCTAAGTTCTGTGTTGTTGGACAAAAACATTGCTTCTGTGTCTACAATCAACGGCTTGTGTCCATTGTCTAGTATGCCGTAATTGGTTTGTCTTGTGACATTAACACTGGTTGGTGTTACAGGTTGCCCTTCCATAAGCCATTCACCACCACTGGCAAATATGTAAAGTTGTTGTTGTGATATTAAATGTTGAATAACATTCACTTCATCTGATGCCATTGTAAAATTAAAACCAGCATCATCTGTAACAATACCTTGTATGTGTTCTTCTGTTTCAATTGTTGAGTTACCTTCTGTGGTTGTTGTAGTTTTTTCAATTTCAACTGACTTTGTGGTTGGTTTAAAATTAAACACAGATGCAGTTTGACTGCCAAATATAGTTTGTGGCTTGTCTCTACTGCCGCCAAATATCAATCTGTTTTGATGAAATGTAACTGATCTTGGCCATCCGCCTCCATATGTTGCTGATAAATTTGAAAATGCATCAATATCCCATTCATCTGCAAGTACATCATCATCATTGACCAATTCTTCATCAACTGTGCAGAATGCTTGTGTTGATGATGCTACATTGTGTATTTTTGCAAGTCCACCATTGATAAAAATGTGCATGTTGATGTGTCCATCAGGCCAATTTGCATTTGTCCATTGGTATGTGCCGCCATTGATATCTAGTTGTACATTTGCACCAAAAGAAACATTAGGCTCACCGTTGGCATGATTGGCAACTGCTGTAACATTGATGCCACTGTCAAAACCAAAGTTTGTCAAAGGCACATAATCAAAATCTAAATATGATGCTGTCCAATCTGTGTGTGTTGCGCCACGCACAATTTTTACAGGACGCATGTTTTTTGAAACTATTATGAGTGTGTCAAGTGTTTGTGTAAATCTAAATTCGTTAATGTTTGAGGTTGTGATTGGTAATACATTACCACTTACACCATCTTCAACTGTGGCTTGATACAAATCACTTTTGTACACATGCATTTTTGCATTTGTACCGCCGTTAGCTGGTTCAAACACCAACACATATTCTTGTTCTGCACTAAAATTAAATGCAATCAGTCTTGCTTGTTCATGAAAACCTGCATCTGCACCCACTGTTTGCGGATGATCATCAATAAATTCAAAACCAGGTCTGCGTTTGAGTCCACCTTGTGGTAATATCAACCAATTTTCACAAGTTCTTAAACCACTTTTGTAGATGTTAGTATCTGCCCTTGCTTCCATGTAAGGGCCAACTTCACCTTTGGTAAAAAGAAACTGCGTTTGTTTTAGTGTCATGAGTAAGTAACTTTGAATTGCCCTTGATGTGCATCAATTAAACTGCCTCTTCCAATTATTTTTTGAGGTGGATTTTCTTGACCATCAGCAATTCTTGCCTTTCGTAACTTTTCGTTAAACTCTTGAAACAATCTTTCTTGTACAGAGCCTATGCCAGTTATTGCTTCAGCCATTTCAAATGCCAATTTTGCTACCAAACACTCTGTAAAGAATGCTGGGAAGTCACTTTCAGTTTGCAATTCAATGTACTGTAATCTTGCGCCACTAAATGTTGTGTAAATTTTGTTGTTTTCTACACTGTAATCTGTGTAGTAGTTGCCGTTCTTGTCAAACACACCAATTACTCTGATCAAATTTGCAGGCATAGAATAAACTGCTGTGTAGTTTGGGTCAGTGATGGTTTCATTTAATTGTGCTAGTATTTTCTTTTGTGTAGCAAAGTTCCATTGTGCGTAGTTGAATAATGTTTCTTTGACTGTGTCATACATGTTTGACACAACTTGAGCCTCTCTTGTGTTGGCTGTAAAATCTGTGATAGGTGCTCCGCCTAAACGGATCAGCGCCATTGAAGCAATTTTTTCCTTTGTCATAGTCATCTGTGTGTTTCCTAATCTAAAGTAAGGGCTAGTTGCCTAGCCCTTACAAATCGTTATTACTCAGTTACATCAATCTGCACTAAGCCTGTAGTGTCAATCACTGCACAACCTTGTGTAAATTCTGCTGTAACTAGGTGAGCAACTTTTTGAGGTACATAATCAAATCTTGATGTAATGTCCTTACCAATTGCACATCCAATTGAATCACGATCAAATGCGTAACAAGCTCTTACACCTGCTGTTGCTGTTAACAAGTTAGAAACAACAAGATTGAAACCCATTATGTTTGGAATATAACCAGTTTGTAAACCTTGGTTTGCAACATAATCAGATGACACAAGTGTTGTGTCGCCTAATAAGTCTGTTAACGCCGCTGGTGAAATAACAAGCATTCTGTTATCGCCCATAGCAACATCATTGTCATTCAATGCTTCCGCTGCCGCAATAAGAGCAGTTTTGTTTAAACCACTGCCTGCTGTTACTGTTGAACCCGGTGTTGCCGCGTCCATCACTGCAATTAACTCAGAGTCATACGCTCTGTTAAGAGCCGCCGCAATTGCGCCTTGGTATGAATTTCTGTAGTCAATATTAGTTCTTAATTGATCGATGTCTTCAATGTATTCACCTGTAACAAATGAGTTCATGTCTGCTGGTACAACTGCGTGTGATGCCGTTCCACCTGTGTATGATTCACCATTTGATGGTGCTGAGAAACTGCCTGAATCAGACATTGGTACTAAGTCCGCGTTTCTCGTTTTGTTTTTGATGTATCCACCTTTACCTAGTGTGTGAAATTTGTACTGATTACCAACAACACCACGCACAGTTCTTACAGCACCTTGTAATTTAGATGCTTTTTGTTGTGCTAGATGAGTTACATCCTCAGACCACATTTGGATAAATGCGTTGGATACTGTTCCGCCTACTGCCATAGTAAGTACTCCTTCTAAAAAAATATTAATTTATTTTTGCAAACTAAATCGTGGAATTGTTGATTGATGTGTTCAAGGCCTAGTGGTTATCTCTACTGCACAATCAGTTCTAAACAATTAGTTTATTACCTGTTGTGTAAGGGCACAATTGGTTGTGTTATCCTGTTTCAACACAGTTATTTATGCTTTACCAGTTCTTGCATGACCAATATCGTGCTGTCATTTTGTTTTTTGCTGTAGAGCATTTGTGTCTTGCTCTAAATGATTTGCGTCGTGCTGGGTTTGATTTTTTGATACGCATGTTGGGATCACCAAAGCGAATTGTTTTGACATTACCCGTCTTGGGGTTTTTGACATACACCTTAAACTTTTTGGGTCCGCCTGGTGTCCTAATTGGTTTGTTGAGTGGGCTTTTTTTTGCGGCCATTAACTTACTTACCGTAACCCTTCATTTTGTATTTGCCTTTAGATTTAGTTTTCTTTGCTTTGCTCTTGTATGAGCCTTTCTTAGATTTGTGTGATTTTTTATGCATGATGATCTCCTTGCTAGTATTTATGGCAAACGGCTGTTGTTGACCAACAGTAATACTCGCCTCAATTCTGGATATGTGTTGTCGCCATTGTCGTCAATGCGTTCCTGCACCCATGCACAAAAGTCCACACTGTTGAGTAGATTGCGTACTATGGTTTCATCAGTTTGTGCCAATGTGTCCAACCATTCCATGTACACATACTCGTCCGATATCCAGCTTTCCACATCGTCCTCGTCTTCCACATATAGGTTTTCTTCTGAGTGTGCTGGTCCGTATTTTTCGCACTGCTCCCTAAACTTCAATAGGTTACCGCCGTAACGCTCCAATAGTTCTTGTGCTGTGATGTTTTCGTCCTGTTCAAATCTCGTTTTTGTGAATTGATTAGTGGTAACCATAAAAGGTTCCGCATACCAACGATCGCCCTTGAGCTTTTGCATCATTTGAACTTTGTGTGCTAGTTGTTGTGCTTGTGTTTTATCCATTAAATACTCCTCGTTTATAAATATTTATTAGCAGAGAGAGGCACCATATTTTGCCAAAAAAATTCATCAAACATTGGGATCAACGACTTTTCAAACAGTGGATCAAGGTACACAAGGGTTGCTGGTTATGGCAACGCACCCGCACAACCAGTGGCTACGGTGTCCTATACCATGACAAGACCAAATGGTTGGCGCACCGTTTCGCAGTGTTGTTGTACGGTATGTGCAGTGAAGCCAAACTATCACGCAACATAGTACGACACACTTGTGACCGTGGACATGAAGGTTGTGTGAATCCTAGGCACCTTATCGTG